CTTCTGGCGTCGATGTGGTCCTGACTGATAGCCCGTATGCAGTGGCTGGCGGCTTGCAGTCGCCATTGCCCGTCAAGATGGCCGAGGCGGGCGCGATATTCTTCGACAGCATGGGCAATGCGCAGCGTGCGTTTGCCGTCCTGTCCGCTCCTGAGGCGCAATGATGGCATACGATCAGGTCACCCCCGCGCAATTCAAGACCGCCAAGCCGCAGTTCTCTGCCGTTCCTGATGAGACGGTGCAAATCTATCTCGATATGGCTGGCCTGTGGGTGGACGATAGCTGGCCCGAGCGGCTGTATCAGCCTGCGGTGATTGCAGCGGCGTGCCACCTTCTTACGCTGGACGGCCTTGGCACCGACGCAGAGAGCCAAGGGCAGGCGTCTGGGGCCGCGCAGTATCAGTCCATAAAATCGGGAGAATTGACGCTCACGAGGTTCCAGAAGTCCGCTGGCGACATGAGCTATTCCGACTGGCTCGGTCAGACCAAGTGCGGCGCGTTCTTCATGCAGCTTCTCCGCATGGCAAAGGCTGGGCCGCGCGTGGCGATGGGCGGGGTGGGCGGCTGCTATTCAGGCTTTGCGAAGGACTGGCCCAGATGGTTCCACTATCGGGATGGGCCTTTGTCATGACCCTTCTCGACACCGACGCCCTGAAAAACATCATGGGCGCAGCCTTCGCTCCCATCCTCGGCACGGGCGAGCTTATCCGCATCAACATGGTGGAGCAGCCGAGTGGCGGCATCCGTCTTCCGGTAGAGGATGCGCCTGTGGCGATCTCTGTCCAGGTTGACCGTTGCGACGAGGCCATGCGCCAGTCGCCCGGATACACTGCCGAGGACGTGAAGCTGATCATCTTGCAGGCGGGCATCACCGGGCGCGAGCCGAACAGCGATGACGTGATCGTGGCGCGCGGGCAGCGGTGGAAGGCAAAGAGCGTTCGGACTGACCCGGCTTCCTCGCATTGGACCGTGCACGCAACGAAGGAGGCGACGGATGGCGAAGACGAGTAGGAAGCGCGCTGCATCGGTCCCGCCGTCCTCGCGCTGGTTCCGCGTCACGGGCGAGCGCTTTGACTGGATGCCGAAGCCCAACGTCATGATTTCCTTCCTGCATGGATCGATCGGATATCGCCCGCAGGCGTGCATTGACGCCGGGCTGGCTGCCGAGGTGATTGAGGTGATCGAGAAGCCGAAGGGCTATTCTGTCGATAAGGCTGGGAACGTGTTGGTTCCTACGCCGCAGAAGATCGCAACCACAGTCCTCCCTGATTGCAGCAATCCGGCAGCCGATCCTTTGGTCATACATGAGGTCACCGGAAGCGATGCCAATTGACCTCTCCCGGCCGCTCAAGGCAGCGATAGTCGACCATCTAGCGGCGGATGCTGGCGTGACGGCCTTCGTGCCGGCTAGCCGCATCTATGCCATGACGCCGCCGGCCAAGCCGAAATGGCCGTTTATCCGCTACGGCAGCCCAATCACCACGGCATGGGACGCGACCTGCTGGGACGGCAGTTCGACCCGCGTCACTATCCACGCCTTTGCCGAGACGACAACAACCTATGCCGGTGAAGATCGGGCGCTTGATATTGCCGCTGCCATTGTCGAGGCGATGAAGGATTTCGGTCCCGACAATATGGGCATTGTGGAATGCGAGTGGATCGGGACGCAGTGCGTCAAGGACTCCGACGAAGCCGACCAGTGGCACGCCTTCGCTGAGTTCAGAGTTACCGTAGAAGCCTAACCAACCAGACAATTTCAACCGCCATGAACGTCGGTCCTTTCAAGGTCCGGCGCGATTTCACTTGGAAAGGACACCAACATGGCACAGGCTAAAACCATCCGCTTTGCCGGGCAGCTTCTCATGCTCGGTGACGGCGAAAGCCCCGAAGTGTTCGCCGCGCCGTGCGGCTTCACGTCGCTCAACCTCACGGTGAACATCGAAACGAACAGCACGAACGTTCCTGATTGTACCGATCCTGACCTTCCGGCTTGGCTGGAAAGCGACGAGGTATCGAAGCAGATGGTGGTCGGTGGCAATGGCGTCATCGACCGTGACGCGATTCAGATCTGGCGCGATTGGCTGATGACCGGCGGCGAGAAGAACGTGCGCTGGTTTACCTCTGGCGCTGCGGCCGAAGGCGGCGGCTACTGGCAGGCCCCCGGCATCCTGTCCACCTACGAGGAAACAGGCGAGAGGGGCCAGAGGTGGCAGCTTAATATCGGCGTGACGTTGAACGGCGCCCCCACGTGGACGGACGCCGCCTGATGAGCAAGCCGAACTTGTCCGCAGAGGTTGTGCTCCCCTTCGGTGATGGGGCGCATCTGTTCGCGCTGAAATTCAAGCAGCTCGAACATCTCGAAAAGGCATGTGACGCGGGTATCGCAGAAATCGCAAACCGTGTCCTGGCGCTCCAGCCGAAGCTACACGATCTCTATCACGTGATCCTGCTCGGGCTTGAGGGTGGCGGCATGCCTCCTACGCAGGCAAAAGAGATGATGGACCGGTATTTCGACGGGCGCCCGATAGCCGCACCCAACGATCCTCATTCGCCGCTGGCAACTGCGGCAAAGATCATGGCCGCATCATGGTTCGGAGTGGAGGATATCGAACCGGGGGAAGGCCGGGCCGGGGAGAGCCCGGCCGGAAAATCGACTTCGGACACTACCGGGCGGCGTTCCTTCGATCCGGCGTCTCCCCGACCGAAGTCGGTAAATTGAGCTTGTACGAGGCGCTTTCCATGAACGCGGCGCTGGAGCGCATGGACAAAAAAGCTGAAGATACAGAGCCCATGTCTGATGAGGAATTCGACGCGCTCAAAGATGCTGTGCGGGCAATGAATCTGCCCGATGTGAGGGTGGATTGAGCAGCCCTCAAAGGCAGATTTATCAACAATAGCTGCGGTCAACGTAAGATTTATTTCCGCCCGAGTTGATGTAATAGCATCCCCCGCGGGGGCCGCGATAGTAGGTTCTATATGTGTTAGGGGTATAGGTACTAAATGTCTGCGATGAGTTGGTTGCCATTTTCGGTTGTTCTTCATCACTTAGCCCTCCGCATTCATATTGGACCTCAAATTGCGGCTTAATAATCAGGAATGTTCTCTTTGCTACGCATGTCCTGCCAGTGGACGAAAGATATTCAATCGCAGCATTTTCGAAGAGAGCTTCGGTTGGGGCGGAATTTGTTAGCGGCTCTCCGCGCGATGCGGCATGATTGAATGAGTTCGCGATAGATGGGGTAATCATCAGCCGATTTTCTGTCGGCTTATCATAAATTCGATACGGAGTTCTTTGGGACGGACTAGTGAAGTGTTGAATCCTCACCGAACCGTAATTGCTGATTGCATAGCTCGCCCCCGAGCATCCGGTCGCAAGCAAGCCCCCCGCCAAAAGAAAAACGTTTGCGGTCCATATTTTACGCATTGTATCCTCCCAAGCCCCCGCAGATCAAAGCGCATAGGGCGGGAAGAGTCGAGTCTGGGGCGGCATCAAAGTGTGGGGTCGGCGCGCCCAACGCCTTTGCCTGTACCCAGATCGTTGATCACCTCGTACGACCGGCCGATCAAAAGCAATGGAAATGCGGATAAGGAAATTATTCCGCAAATCCCAAGTGTCCAAAGTTCAGATGAAAGGCTCAGATAGTTGGCTGTGTAAGGGTTTTTAGCAATTTCAGCGAGTTTGAGGCTCAAACCCCAATATGCATACCCCGACATGATGGGTCCAATGAACAGGCAGGCAACCCCGAGCCATCCGAGCCCCGTAAACCTCTGTCTTACCTGCGACATGTCCACCCTCTGAGGTAATCAAATGATTGCTGACCAAGTGATCGTCGAGCTTAAAGCCAAGTTGGACAAATACAATGCTGACGTGCTTCGCGCATCTCAAAACTTTGAAAAAGGGATGGACAGGATCGCAAAATCGTCACTGCGCGCCGAGGCGCAGGCGCTCCGTTCTTCTACGGCGATTCAGAGGGCGGTGGGGACGATCGGCGCCGCAATCAGCGTTCGTGAGATGATCCAATACGCGGATGCCTGGACCGAGGCAGGGAACAAGATTGCCGCGGCCGCAGCATCAAACGGCGTCTACACTCGTT